TTATTCAATATTTTGAATATGCACCTAAACTGGAAATTGAAATAAAAAACTAAATGCACGGGTTAAGGCTATCGACAATAGCTTATTCGAGCAAGCCTTAACTTTGCGTCGTCATTATTTACCAAATGAAAATGATGATACGGAAAATTTAGCCCGTGCAATTTGGTTAGATAATCGATATTGGGAATATACGCGTATTGCAACTGCAAATGGAATTGCATTGGCATTAAAAGGTGAGCCATGAGTCAGCTTGATTTTATATTAAATTTAATCAATAGGGTTACAGAACCACTTGATCGTATAAAAAATGCAGTCTCTGGCGTTGCTGAAGAATCACAAAAGGCATTTGGCAAAATTTCGGCGGATGGGAAAACAATAGCTGACTCGTTCTGGTCAACGCATAGCTTCCTTGAGCCAGCCATTCAAATGGAAGATGCCCTGCAATCAGCCTCATTACAGGGAATTGATAGCAGCGTTATGGCAAAAATCGCCAAAGATTCTGTGACATTTAGCTCACAATATGGCAAATCAGCCATCGAGTTTGTGAAATCAGCGACGGAAATTAACAGGGCCATACCGGGACTGGAGCAAACGGAATTGCCCCAGATGACCAAAATTGCCAATATCACCGCCGTTGCTCTGAAAACCAGCTCAACGGATGCGGCGAACTATATGGGGAAAATGTTTGACCTGTTCTCAGATCATGCTGAGTCTGTGGGGCATCTTCAGTTTGCTGAAGAACTATCAGGCAAAGCTGTCTTTATGGCGCAGACATTTGGCACCAGTATGGCCGAAGTGACACAGCTGCTGGAAAATACCCGTAAAGCAGGGACAGATTTTGGTGTGGGGATAGATGAACAGTTGGCTGTATTGGGGCAGTTACAGGGTACGTTGGGAGGCGATGCCAGCCGCGCTTATGAGGCGTTTTTATCGGTTGCAACGGGTGGCGCGAAAAGTCTGGGACTGAGTTTTGTTAATGCTTCCGGCCAGATGCTTTCCATGCCGGAAATGCTGGAAAAACTACAGGCCAAATATGGCACAAGCATTGAAGGTAATCTGAAAGCTCAGGCTGAGATTGAAGCAGCATTTGGCGACTCTGCTGTGGTGGTCAAAGCACTTTTCAACGATGTTGATGTGTTAAACAAGAACATGGCTGCGCTAGGTGCAAATGATGGAATGGAGCGTACCCGTGAAATGGCGGCGCAGATGGCAGATCCGTGGCAGCGGTTACAGGCAATCTGGGAGAATCTTCATATTCTAATTGGTTCAGCATTGTTGCCGGTTATAAAACCTTTGGTTAATTGGCTCGCGGATACCAGTCAGATATTAGTTCGTTGGATGAAATTGTTCCCCAATATCGCTCGTTGGGTTGGATATATCACGCTTGCAATTATGAACTTTGCCGTTGTGGGGGCAGTAGCTAATATCGTGATGGGAGTTTCTAAATTTATCCTGATTGGCCTGAGAGGGATCATGGTAGGTTTTACCTTGATCACGAAATTGGGCACTGTGGCAGTATGGCTTTATAACGCGGCTATCATAGCATTTAGTGTCGCTCTGAGAATATTACAGGGTACATTGCTGGTTATCCGTGGGGCAGCTATTTTGGCAGGGATGGCATTTAATTTTATGAGTTGGCCAGTATTATTGATTATCGCTGCTATCGCGTTGCTAGCTTATGGCATTTATAAGCTGATTCAGAATTGGGATGAAATCAAAGCAGCGATTATGGATACAGAGGCATTTAGTATATTGGTGTTTGTTGTGAAGTCGGTTGGAAATGCTTTTGGAGCATTCTTCGATTGGGTTATTGATGGCTGGAATAATCTGTGTAATTTATTCAGTAATTTTTCACTGTCCGATATGTTTTCTGGCCTTGGAGACATATTAAGTTTTATTCCCGGTTTCGAAATTGGATCTATTGGAGCCAAAGTAATTGGGGAAATGATTAATGATCCAATGGAAAAAACAACGGCTTCCAATATGGGAGTAGGGAAAAATACTCAAAAGTTGATAACTCAGCCCAATAATATGTTGCAGGGACAATCCCAAACTATATCTCAGCAAATTATGCCTCAGACTGTGCAATCAGTTAATCCGTTGGAAAGTGAAGGCGTATTAACAGGTGGAAAAAAACTGGGCATTAATAGAAATGGCATGATGAGTGAAGTAGCGAATAATTCACAGACTATTAATGATAACAGCCGCCGCATTGAAAGTGTGACATTCAATGTTTCCAATGGCATGACGCCGGATCAATTTACGGAATGGGAACAAGTGGCCTATGGATGAGCTTAAATATGTTGATTTATTAATTAATGAGCGTGATTTCACGCTCAATTCAGGGAATGAACCGCATTTCTGTAATAACCGGGTCTCTATTGGACAGGATTGTGTTCACGCAATTATTGAAAGTGGTCTGGCAACAAATTTAATTGCTGAACGCAGTCCGACATTACGTGCAGATATTCAGACTCAGATGGTGATCCTAATCGAAAATGATGAGCGGATTATTCCGGGCACCGTCAGCATCAATGAAGAATTACCGACCAAATTATGGATCACGGCGGAAACCTACGATTTTGGCCGTATTAATGTGAGTGTGGGAAATGGACACTAAACCAACGATGGATTATGAAAAGGTACTGCGTGACAGCGGGATGCCGACCACGGAAACTGAAATCAGCCAGGCATTTGCGCAGGTTGTGGATGAAGCCGGGCTGGTGACCAACACCTCGCGCATGTCCCCGTTCTGGCGGCTGATTAACACGATTGTCACGCGCCCGGTACTGTGGCTGAAAGAAGCATTAATCAACGTCACGCTGAAAAACATGTATCTGGCGACGGCATCGGGCACATGGCTGGATATGTTCGCGTGGGGCGTCAACCTGAAACGTAAACCTGCTTCTGCCGCACAGGGGGTGATCCGGTTTTATAAAGCGGCGGGCGCATCGGCTGTCACCGTGCCCGCAGGAACGGTTATCCAGACCGAGCGCATTAATGGTGAAATTTACCGGGTCAGCACCACGGAAAGTGTGGTCATCGCGGAGGGTGTCAGCAGTGCGTTGTTGCCTGTAACTGCCGAGGCCGCAGGCGGCGCATTTAACCTTGCGCCCGGTTATTTTCGGCTGTTGCCTGTGGCGGTGTCCGGCATTGAGCGGGTACAAAATGAAGAAGGCTGGCTGTTAACGCCCGGCGCGGATGCGGAATCCGACGATGAATTACGCGACCGTTGCCGCAACCAGTATAACTTGGTTGGCAATTATCATACTGACGCTGTTTACCGGGGTATGATTGCCGCCGTGGCAGGATTAAGCATTGACCGTATTTTCTTTCTGCATGATGCACCCCGTGGGGCAGGCACCGCCAATGCGTATCTGTTGCTGGATTCGGGCGTAATCAGCCAGCCGTTTATTGACGCGGTGAACGATTACATCACTAATCAGGGGCATCACGGGCACGGGGATGATATGCAGTGCCTGCCAATGCCGGAAACGCAGCACGCATTGACCGTCACACTGTTTGTGGAAAATCTGGCGAATTACAGCCCGGAACAAATCACCCGCCTGAAAACCGATGTGGGGAATCTTGTTCGCTGCGCCTTTCGGGAAAACACCGATTATCCGGTGAAGAAAACATGGCCCTATTCGCGTTTTTCTTTTTCAAATCTGGGGCGGGAAATTCACCGTGAGTTCAGTGAGGTGGGATCACTGACCTTTTCACTGGGCGATATTCTCAGTGAACTGAGTGTGCCGCGTCTGCAAACGCTCATCGTGGAGGTGAAAAATGGCTGAGTTCAGGGAACGTCTTGCCCGGCTGGCGTTGCCGTCATGGATGAACAAGGGCGAGCCTGCCAAATTACTGCACGCCGCGCGGGCATTCTGGTCACAGGTTTATGACTGGCTGACATGGCCACTGGCCCAACTGGATGCGGAAACCTGTACTGAGGCGCTGTTGTCAGTACTGGCCTGTCAGCGGGATATCCAGCGCTTTAACGGCGAACCGTTGCCGCTGTTTCGCAAGCGGGTAAAGTACGCCTTTATCAACGCCAGAGACGCAGGCAGCATCGCGGGATTTATTGCCATCTTTGAACGGCTGGGGGTGGGTTATGTGGAAATGCTGGAGCGCCAGCCCGACATTGACTGGGATGTGATTATCCTGCGCCTCAGCGACGGACAGATAGCCGCTAACCCGGATTTGCTGATGAATATCATCCGGCAATATGGCCGCACCTGCCGCCGCTATCGGTTTGAAGTGATCGCTAAAAATCAGTTACTGATGCGTGTGGGGAGCGTGGGCGCAGACTATTGCTGTTATCACGCGGCGATACCGAACCCGCCGTTATTGTTAAGGGTAGGCCATATTTCAGGCGAAGCCGTCTGTGACAATGCCAGCCTCAAGGAAAATACCGCACCAAACGTGACTTACGGTGCTTCATTATAAGGAAATAGTATGTCTTCAGTGATTACTGTCGATTTTGAAAAATGGAAGGCCCAGCAGGTTGCTGCCGGAAAAGCAGTGGTGCTGGATGAATTTGTCTTTGCCAATGTGCCGGATTTAGATCTGTCTCAGGCGATTAGCCGCAGTGAACCACTGCCCGCAGCGCAATATATTGTCCATCGTCAGGCGGTGAATAAAACCGGGCTGGCCAGTGAGAACGCCGTGGCTTACAGCGTCACACTGGGCACGGAAGTGGGCAACTTTGATTTTAACTGGATTGGCCTGATAAATAAGACTTCCGGTGTGATTGGCATGATCACCCATGCGCCAACCCAGAAGAAAATCAAAACTGCCAATGGGTTGCAGGGCAACGTCTTAACCCGCTCGTTCTTGCTGGAATTTGCTGGCGCGGCTGTAGAGACCGCCATCACGACGACCGCGGAAACATGGCAGATTGATTTTACCGCACGTTTATCGGGCATGGATGAAATGCAGCGCCTGATAAATACCGACAGCTACGGTGAAGCAGCGTTTTTTGACGATGGTTTTGCCGTGGTGCGTCAGGGTGAAAAGTATCTGGTGAAAAAAGGGCTGGCTTATGTCGGAGGGTTGCGTGGGGTACTGGAGTTTGACCAGACCTTGAATTCTATGCGCAATACCCGTGTGTATGCCGATTTTAGCTATCAGGGTAATCTGGTGAGCCAGTGGAAAACGGCGGTGAAAATTACCGTGGCGAATGCGCTGAGAAACTATGTGGATGCGGCGGGGTATCCGCATTACGTGTTTGCGATTGCCCTGATTGACGGGAACGGCAATATCACTGACTTACGTCGTCAAGGAACATTAAGTGACCGTGATATTGCAGAGATCCAGAAAACCCTTGGCAGGGTTCAGCAGGAATATGCGACGAAAGCAGCATTAGCCAACGGCCTGAATGAGAAGCAGCCGAAAGGTGACTATGCTACTAATCCCTCATTGAATGCCGTCAGTGACAACGCTAATAGCCGTCTGTCAAAGGCACAAAACGGCGCTGACATTCCGAATAAAATTGAATTTGTCAGGCAACTGGGATTATCGAACACAGTAAGGCAAGCAGAAAATGCGGTGCCCAATAGCCGGAAAATTAACAGCAAGTCGCTGATAAGTGATATCACGCTGAATGCGGATGATGTACAGGCTTATCCGCGTGGTACTGATCTGGGTAGCCTTCCCGGTGATAACTACCACGGCCCTTTCTCGTGTGGACAAAAAGAGGAATGGGCAAGAGGCATCAGTGTGGGTCTTGCCGCCAATACCGGGCAAATCTGGATTGACTCGGGCGCGACATTGCATACCCGGTTTTTAAATGGCAATAACAGTGTTGCCCAACAGCGAATAGTGAGTGTCCCCATTGGCGCAACCCTTGAATGGCAGTCGGAAGCCATGATACCCAAGGGGTTTATGGAAAATAACGGACGCGAGTTTGATAAATCAAAATACCCCGAATTATTAAAAGTTTTCCCTGATGGACGATTGCCTGACGACCGAGGGTTATTTAAACGTGGGTTAGATACTAAGGTGGGTGGGATCAGTCGGGGGTTGGATACCGGCCGTAAATTGGGGACTATTCAGGGGGATGCGATACGGAATATCACGGGGGGATTCGGCACACCCACGACGGAATGGGGTAAATCGGGTAACTATGGGGATGGCGCATTTGATGTAAAAGTGACCGTAGGAGGGCGTCAGGCAGGGAGTGGAGGGGATTCTGTTTCATACACGTTTGATGCCTCGCGGGTGGTGCCCACGGCAAAAGAAAACAGACCGATTAACAAAGCAGTGATTTATATTACAAGGATATTCTAATGGCAAAATATACAACAAACATTCCCATGGCGGAATTTGATGATAATGGATTGGCTGTCGAAGCGGGCTGGGTGGCCGTTTATCACTGTCATGCCCAATCCCGTGAGTTTTTGGGAAAATCGTATGATAACGTCCCTGTCGGCTTTTCCATTGTCTCCGATGCCTATTTGGACGAACCTGAATTGCCTCACGCGGATGATATCGCCGTGATCCGCTCACCGGATGAGACATGCTGGCTACAGGTGCCCGTATCGCGGTAAAACGGCGTACCATATCAGAACCCAGGCGGCACAACAGGTACAGAAAATCGGCGAGCTGGAGCCTGACTTGACTTTGCTTGCACCTCAAACCCCGTTTGATAAATGGGCAGGTAAAAAGTGGGTAACCGATACCATGGCGAAACAACGCAATGATATTCAACAGGCTGAAAAACAACGAGAGGCATTACGAGAGCAAGCCGAAAAAATTATTACCCCGTTACAGTATGCTGTTGATACAGGACTGGCGACAGAGGCCGAAGAACGCGCGCTACTGGCATGGAAAAAATATCTGGTCATTTTGATCCGTCTTGATGTGTCAGATAGCCATAAAATTATTTGGCCGGAACGTCCTGATGTGGCAGCGTAAAATCCTGCAACTGTCCCCGAATCTGTCGGGGTTATCCGCCGCCATCGTGCCCGTGCACCCGTTTATCTACGGTGTCGGGCAGCAGACCGACAGCGGCAGTTACTTAAGCCCGGCTAACGCCATGCATTACCTGTCAAATAAACTGACAGGCGCAGGTCACCTGAACGCTCTTGTTTTGATGGTCTGCGCCAAGACCCACACTGAATTTATGCAGCACGTAACGCAATGTTCATCTGTGTTGCCGCTGCCCGTGTTTGCCCAGGTCAAACGGATGGCAGAAACGGCGGCGAGTCTGGCAACGACCAAAATGCAATTGCCGGGCAAGCCGGACGGTGGTTTACCGTTGCCACAACCCTTATCAACCGCAACCAGCCGTCTGGCGGTCAATGCCCAACTGATCGCCAAAGCCAAAGCGCAGGCCAGTGCGGGCAGCAGTATTACCGGGTTAAAATCCCGGTTAACGGCGTTTACCGCTGCCCGGCAATCCGCCTTGCAGCAAGTCACCGATGCGCTGAGCGGACTGGCGGGAAAATCGGCCCGTGTCTGGGCGTTCTCCGGGACAGGGGACGGCGGACACGTGGCAGAAAAGTTACGTCAGCATATCCCCGAACCTGACGCCGTTTACACCCTGGCCACGTTATTTGTCGGGGATGACCTCAGTCCATTAGCAAGGATGCTAAACCATGAGCCAGATTATCACCCTCGCCCTTGATGGCGAGGCCATTCCGTTAAAAAGCCTGACCGTCACGCCGTCCGTGATGTTTCAGGATCAAGATCAAAGCGGGCAGTCATCCAGTACCGCTGTCGCCGAACAGGGCATCAAGCCGAAAGAACTGCGTATCACGGGGATTATCCCCTTTACCGAACAGAAAACCCTGTCGCGCTTGTTTGCGCTGGCAGAAGCGAAAGAGAACGGCAACCTGAAACGCTACCGGGTCGCCAACCTGACTGCACAGGCCATTAACTTCCGTATTGGCACATTTACGGGCACGATTGATGCCAGCAAAGTGGACGGCAAGCAGGCATGGCAGGTCACTTTTACCTTGCGGGAGCACTTGTCTGTAGCGGAGAAACGTGATTCTCGCGCAGCCAGTAATATTCAGGTTAAGAAACAAACAAAACAGGGCGGAGGTGTAGTCAAGGAAGAACCAGAAGAATTAAGCTGGTTTGAACGTTATGTATTGAAGCCGATTAATGATTGGATAGGACCAGCCAAATAATGACACCGATTAGCCGACTTTATCTCTCCGGCGATGAAATTCATTTGGTTGACGCCAATATCATGCTGGAGTTGTCATCTTGTGGCCGTGGTTTTATCACGGCTGAAACAACCACCGATTACACTGGAAAACTTGTCCGTCTGGATGTGGGTTACCCGGATTTAGTGCTACGTTGGTTTACGGGTTATGTGGAACGTTCGCAACCCGCACAGAATGGTTATCAACGCTTATTTGTGCGTGAACTGGTAGGCGTGTTTGATCATCAGTGGCCCTGTTCGTTTCAGCATCCGACTTTGCGGCAGATTACGGACTGGTTGCAGGAACACAGCGGGCTAACTTTCACCCTACCGGATGCGCCTTATACAGATAAACCTATTCCACACTACACTCACAATGGTACGGGTTACCAATTGCTGGCGAATCTGGGACTGGTCTTTGTTATTGAAGACTATATCTGGCATCAGTTACCGGATGGTTCGGTTTATCTGGGTAGTTGGGTGCATTCGATGTTTGCCGGAAAGTCTGTCGAGATCCCCAATGAATTCAGCCAGAATCAGTCGGCGGGTAATACCATGACCATTCCGATGATCCAATCCCTGCGACCGGGTTTTGTAGTTAATCAGCAACGGCTGAGTAAGGTCAATCTGAATAATGAAAATATGACCATCACATGGTTACCCAAAGGCCGGCAGGAAAGCAAAACTCCCGCCCAGCGCCAGATTGATGCCGCCTACCCGGAATTATCAGCCGGGCTGCATTTACCGAAATTTGCCCGTATTGAGGCGCACACCGAAAGTACGGCCAGCGGCGATATCTCCGACCCGTTCCGCCCGCGCTATGCGGTTGATGTGCAATTGCTGGATAATAACGGCAAGGATGCAGCCGCCCCGGTTTATCGTGCTGTGCCGCTGCCTTTGCCGATGGCAGGCGGTGAATCGGGTATGTTTCAATATCCGCCCCTCGGCACGATAGTTGAAATTGCTTTCGAAGGAGGCCGACCAGATAAGCCGTTTATTCGCCAGACCTTAAGTCAGGGCAACACGCTGCCCGATATCAAGCCCGGTGAACAGTTGCAGCAGCAGAGGGCGGAAGTCTCACAGCGCGTGACGCAGGAAGGAAGCTGGATACGTCAGACCGACCAGACTATTAATGAATCGTCCATGCACCGTGAAGTCAGGGCCGACACAGAAACCCGCACCGTGGTAGCACGGGAAACCACGGTCCAGGCCACCGATAAAACAACGGTGTTAGGCACATCGACCCTACTGGCGGGTGCGATTCAGCAAGTGGCTGACGGTGATTACAGTCTGGCGGCCTCCTCAAATTACCTCGCCTGTATGGGAAAAGATGCCAATATCGACGTGGGGCAAAAGCTGATAGAGAAAATCGGCCTGCTTAAGCAGAGCATCGCCGGAGTCAAACAGGAGATTGTCGCGCCCGTGGTTTGGGTCGGCAGCCAGCAAATCAATGTTATGACACTGATGTTAGACACTCTGGATGTGGTCAAAGAACTGGCTGAACTGACCGCTGCCCATACCCATCACAATACCGGCACCCCGGAGAACGCCAGTGCAATACGCAACACGGCGCATAAATCTGATGGGCTGAAACAGAAATATTCGCCGGTGATTGGCTAAAATGGTGTTATTCTTTTTTATAGAGATTCCAATCGTTTTTATTCTTAACTGAAAACCACCTCCTGTGGAGGTGGTCAGCAACAAGTTTTGGCTCTGCCTTATTGGTTTTTAGGTTTTACAGTAGCAGAAGTGGCAGAGACTTGTTTTTAGGGATTTTAGTACGCCCCTCTGGGGTGAAATTGGCTTTATTGGATATAAGTCCCGCTTGAAATTTGGACTTGTGACAGCCAAAAACAATTTCTATCTCGAAGGGCGACTCGAAAGATGAAAGGTTATAATGTTACTGATATAATTTAATGTTTTTATTCATGACTCATCGAGCCAACGCAGCGCAGTCTCAGCAAGACTAAGCCTTTTTTCTTCAATAGAGTTACTGTAGGTACGTTCCTTTTCGTTAATCGTACGGGTCACTTCATGGCGCTTATATCTGTCTATCAATGTCTCTCTTCCTCCTGGCTGTTTATTTGCTTTCATATCCTTATTTATTTCAACAGAATGACTTTTGAAGTAATCATTATAAGTATTCATTAGGCTCATTGACTGTGCATGTTTAAAAAAATCAATAGGTAATAATTTTATTGCTTGATCGAAAAATACAACCCGAGCCGTCTTTAATGAATCATCACCCAGTTCTGGAGCATAAGGTGCATGATTTTCTCTAATAAATTCTACTTTATCATTAAAAATATCTTGATGAAGCTTTACAAAGTGATCACTATATTTATGCATCTTTTTCAAAAAATGAAGTGAAAAAAGTAAGCAATCCGCATCACTATTTTGTATTTGGTTATAAATATAAAGAGTTTTTATGTTAGAAACATCCTTAAGTCTGAAATTTAATATGAAAAAAATAAACTGATTTTTTCCGCGGCTTGAATCAACAAAAATGATAGAAATATTATCATTCATATCTTTAAAAACATTAGCTGCGGCAAAATGCACCCCACCATTATCAGAGTTAATCACAAACCTCTTGTGTTCATTACTCTTTAAATTGTTTAATTCATTTATAGAGTTAGCAAACTCACGTGCAGTTATAATAGTAGGGTGAGCATTCATATCAGAATATTTTGCATTTAAATTCTTTAGTATTATTTTACAGTTTAACATATCCATCCGCATATCACTGAATTGAATGTTATTTTGTTTATTTGATTGGATTTTAGCTATATATCGGTTTAATGAGTCTTTATCAGGCATTTTTAATACTCCAATGGTTATCTGAAAAAATCATAATTAGTTGATTTAGATTCTTAAAAAGATATCCCAAAAACCATCTCTCGTTCTGCTTTTTCGGGAATTTGCCTTTATCCTGAGTAACACAGGTAATTATGATAGTGTTACCCTTGTCAAAAATTACATTTATTGTATTTTACCCAACTTCGCGCTCAAAGAAAGTACTTAGTGATTTTTCAAGTGGCATTGATAGAAAATAAAATCTCTTATCTGAGGAAATATAATCATTATTCAGGAAACTTACGCTTTTCATCTAATTCACTGGGTTCGTTTAATTTTTTTACTTCCTGTATTGTGGTATTTTTATTACTGAATAAGAGAAATAAATCACGATCAATTTGAACAGATTCCCCTGCATACATAGATATAACGTAACCAATTGAATTTAAATTATAATCACTCTTAATTAGCTGTATTTCCACACCCTCTCGTAATATGTCGTTTTTATTGGCATGATTCATCTGGTCAGAATGTTTTTTTGCGCTTGCTCTGCCAATTCTTCAGTTTCAAAGATGCCGAGAATAAAAAAAGGCTTTGATAACCGGATATATTTAAAATTAAAAAATAATAATTAACGCTGTTCATTGTAAATTCACCTTAATACTGTTTATTCAAACGGATTAGCATAACCAGTAATAATTCTAAATGGAATTCCTTTCGAAAAACGTTCACTCACCCGAAAATGGAAGAAGTCAGCATCAGGCTGTTTCCTGTCTACGCTTATCCCAAGACAATCCAAGAAATTATCGATTTTAGCGATGTAGATATCTTGGGCTGGCTGACCTCTGAAATTGCAGACACCTTTGTCGATACCGAAGAAACGGATCTCGTCAGCGGTGACGGCAGTAAAAAAGCCAAAGATTTTCAGTCTTATCCCTGCGATACCTGTTGTGCTTTAATAAATTCGGACACTTTGGTAAAGGAATAGCATGACGTTAACTAAGGTGTCTTTATGAAACGAAAATCACCCCAAAAATTTACCGATGACTTTAAAAAAGAAGCCGTCAATTTGGTTGTTGAACAGCACCATACGGCCCCACAGGCGGCTGAAGCGTTAGGTATTCCAACAAAACTCCTGTATACGTGGCGGAAACAGGCTGTTGAGCAAGCTAAACCCAACGCGTTAACGCCAGATGAACGACAGGAGTTATTGCAGCTGCGTAAAGAAAACAAGCAACTGAAAATGGAGAAGGAGATCTTAAAAAAGGCGAGCGCCTTCTTTGCGAGAGAACGGCTGTAAGGTGTTGGTTCAGCAACGACGCTCTTTAAAGCAAGCCGGGAAAGCCTGGGGTATCGGATGTTGGCGAAAAAATTACGCAAAGAAGGCTTCACTATCAGTGACTATCGGACCCGGAATTTAATGAAGCAGCTTGGATTATCCGTCAGACAGCGTAAACGCTATTGGGCACCGCGCAAAGGTAAAGCCCTGTCAACGGCCTGTAACCTGCTCAACCGGAATTTTAATCCGCTTGCGCCGAATGAAGTGTGGGCCGGAGATATTACGTATTTGAAAACGCCTGAAGGTTGGCTCTATCTGGCGATAGTGATGGATTTATATTCTCGCCGGATAGTGGGCTGGCAGATGTCGACGGAGATAGACACGACACTGGTTAGTCAAGCCTTGACGAAAGCATATTACTTACGGCAACCGTCAAAAGGCGGCGTGTTTCACAGTGACAGAGGGAGCCAATATATGAGCCAGCAATACTGGGATCTACTCAGCCGCTACGATATGAGAGCAAGTCAGGGGGATGTGGGCGCCTGCTGGGATAATGCTGTTGTTGAGGGTTTCTTTGGCAGCTTAAAACATGATTGGCTCTTCAAAAACTCGCATGAAAATCCGGCAGAGATGAAACAAGATGTCCTGGATTATCTGCATTATTACAATTTAACTCGATTACACACGGCCAATAATTATTTAACACCCGTGGAATATGAAATAGCCTTCGAGAAAGTGTCCGATTTTTCTTGAGCAGAACACACCCCGGAGAACGCCAGTGCAATACGCAACACGGCTTATAAATCGGATGGGCTGAAACAGAAATATTCGCCGGAGATTGGCTAAATTAAGACTTGATTTATTGACCTTGCTTCGGCGGGGTTTATTTTTATCTGGCCTGATGAGAGTAAACAAAAAAGTTGACCATGTAAGCATAAATGTTTACTATAATATCATGTTCAACAGAAAGAAGGAGTGGTGAAGCAAAGCGAGTTTAGAAGGTGGTTAGAAGCTCAAGGCGTCGAAGTTTCAAACGGTACAAACCATCTGAAACTGAAATATAAGGGGAGACGAAGCATTATGCCGAGACACCCCAGCCAAGAGATAAAAGAACCACTGAGAAAAGCAATTCTTAAGCAATTAGGATTGTGATAAAAACCAGCCTCGTAAGGGGCTGGTTCTCGCCATAGGTCACCATTAGACACGATGCGATATCCAGTAACACTAGAGCCAGTGGAAGAAGGTGGTTATTTCGTCTCGTTCCCGGATATCCCCGAAGCCTTGACTCAAGGGGATACACGGGAGGAAGCGCTAGAGATGGCACTTGATGCGCTAATAACGTCTTTTGAATTTTACTTCGAAGATAACGAGAAAATCCCGCTTCCCAGTCCGATAGGACAAGATGATGATTATGTCGATGTGCCCTTAAGCATAGCCTCTAAGGTGCTTATGCTTAATGCGTTTATTGATTCTAAATTAACGCAAACTGAACTCGCCAGCCGTATGGGTGTGAAGAAACAGGAAGTCACGCGCATCTTCGATTTACGGCATTCAACTAAGATAGATACAGTTGGTAAGGCCGCAGCGGTTATCGGGCATCAGTTAACTTTGTCAATGCAATAAAGTATCACCCTCACTTGAAAGGCTGCGCGAAAAACGTGGCCTTTTTCATATCCCATAGAACGTAATCAGACGCACATAGCACGATTTTAAATTAAGCTACCCCCCTCGTAGCGGTGAATTTGGATCACGTCTCTGCGTTGCGCTTGCATTGCACTATCCCCACGAAATAAACTTAAACCTGACGTAAAACGCACTACTCCGCACCCGCCTGCACGTTTTGGATCAAAAAATTATTTCAGTTTTAAAATCCTAAAAGGCAAATACTTCCTATCTATTTATACTTATTGTTAATTTTCAATAAATTATAAAATTTACAACTACTGTATAAATAACCAGAAATAACCTAGAATACTTGCCTACGGTATCCTATAGGTATCCTAGAGCCTGAAAACGACTCACAGGATACCCTAATCGCTTGGTAACAATAGAAAAGTGAAATGCTCACTTTTTAGTATAGAGAGGGGAGATGTGGAAACTTTCAAATTTACGAAAGCTAAACTAGAGAGCTTACCACCCGCAGAGCGTGGGCAAATTGAATATGGGGATACATTAGTAAATGGACTACGTATTCGTATCGGTACGAGCGGAGTTAAGAGCTTTTGTATTTCCAGAAAGAGAAACGGAAAGTTTATCCGCGCGACATTAGGTCGATTTCCTGATCTCTCCATTGATAACGCAAGAGCAAAAGCGCTTGAGGTTCTTGGTGAGGTAGCGACCACAGGCCAGAACCCAAACATAACTAAGCGTATCCATGAAAAAGCAACCGTGACGTTATCGGATGCCTTAGACACCTATATCTCTAACAGAGGGCACAGATTAAAGCTCGCTACTGCTAATCAGTACCGTTCCATATTAAAGAATTTTTCCGGTGATTGGATGCTACAACCGCTTGCATCAATAACAAGGGAACGTGTCGAACTCAGGCATAAAGCGATTACTGATGGTACTGTTTGGTTTGGGGCTGATAAAGCAACGTTACGCGCAGGTGTGGGCAGTGGCAGTAAAGCACAGGCTGATTTATGGGCGAGGTCATTAAGGGCTATTTATCGTTTTGCACATGACCATTATCGAGATGAAGAAGAAAGGGTTTTACTCCCTGATCCACCTACCGCAGTTTTGAGCACCAAGCGTAAGTGGCATGGCACGGTAAGAAAAACTGAGCGTATCCGAACACACGAACTTGCACGCTGGTTAGGTGCGGTAGCTGCTGTTCGGGAGAAAGCCGAAAATGGAAGGGATGATGTCGCCGTTGCTGCATGTGATGCGGTTGAAATGGCTATGTTTACTGGATTACGTAAGTCAGAGATTTTTAACCTTACTTGGGATCGTGTGAATATGGGAGGCCGTTATTTCTGGATAGAAACAACCAAAAATGGAGATCCGCTCGAACTTCCCATTACAGATACCTTGAGGAACTTGTTTCGTCGGCGTTTAGTGATGAAGCAAGGAGAACAGGATTTCGTTTTTCCTGGTCAGAGAGGTGTTATCAAAGAATGTCGCCATATTATTGAGAGAATCAGTGCGGCTACCGTTCCTGAACCAAATTTGGATATGCTCCAACCGATACCATTTAAATGGCACGATGCCCGCCGCACGTTCGGTACAATCGCTGAATTGGTGGGAGTAGGTAACTATATTTTGAAGCGCCTGATGAATCACAGAACATTACGCAGTGCCGATGTTACTCAGGGATATTTACATTTTGGTGCTGACGAATTGCAGGAGCCAGCTAAAAGAATAGAACAAGCCATACTGGAACATGCAGGCATGGTAGAAAATACAAGGGCATTAGATCAAAGAATTATTTCTATGCTGTCTGGAATGAAAGATGAGGATAAGAGAAGAATTCTTTTTCAATTATCAGAGCAGGAAGGCTAAAAAGCGGATTATGAAAGATGAAATTTAATACAACTTGGTATTTGGTTTGTGTATCAATGCATAACTTTGTTATGACTAATTTTTATCCTTTCTGTATACGGTTTTATACAAGGTGATTTACTATTTTTGATAGTCATCTATAAATAATATATCACTATTGATAATCAATAATACATGGTGGTAAAAGTGAGAATACATCCTTCCGCAACAATCTTAGAAAAATTCACCAGAGCAGAAGCTGCTATTTATCTTGGTGTGACCTCACAAACGCTTGCTAATTGGGCATGTACGGGAAAGGAAAAAATCCCATATCATAAGATAGGCCGTAAAGTTATTTATTTAAAATCAGATCTTGATGGTTATTTGGCATCTACTCGCCGCGTACAGACAGCTTAAAAAATAATGCCTTTTCTATCCGCAAGGCTTTGGAATAAGATCTTTGCGCATGGTTATTGAATAATTTTCTTTATTAGGTTTGTGTCTATTAATAATAGAAAATATCAATAACCTATTTCTTGAAAATAGTTTTTACTAAAGAAAATCATGAAAAATAAAAAAACGGATAATAGCCGTTGCGGATATCCCTATGCCAAAAATCGGAAAAGCAATATTTTAATTATCGGTATAACAGTTCACTTGACCCAAAAAGAAAGGGATAGCATGAATAATGCTATCCTTAATCAGCTATCTTCAATAGTGGGAGTAGAACACTGGGATTATTATCGATTAGTTGGTTATTGCTCAGATGATACCTTGGCTCTGCGTTGGCGGCGTTTGATTTCAGCTTTAACGGAAGTAACGATAAATTGTGCTTTATTTTCACCTTCTTCAATATATTTTTCCATCTCTTCAACAACTTCATGTGGGAATCTTGCATTCAGTTGTTGTGACTTAGCGTTCTTGGAACCAGTTGCCATCATTGAACTCCTTATACTTAGGTGCAATTCAGTATATATTAAAAAACCTATAAAAAATATATTGATGAACAATTCACTTGATAGTGAAGTGAATCGCACCTTGAGAAATTCAAGACAGAAAAAGCAACGCCTCGAAGTGCTTGGAACCACTATCGAGGCGTCTAACCACAACGTAAAGGAGACTTACGCGATGGCTGGCATACAGCATACCCAAACTCGCCCTAAATTTACATGCCTAATTGCATCAGGCATTCAGCGACTCGTAGATATTCATTTCCTGTGCCTTATCTCCGTTCTGGCGGGCATTTCCTCCCTGAGTTCCGTTTCTCGTCAGGAGGTGCGCCGTGGGTAAAAAAACACTTTCATTAAAACAGGCGGAGTATCGCACGCAGCTAGCGGCTTCTGTTTTCACGTTTATTCTCGAAAAGTCGCCGGAAGAATGCAGCATTGAACTTAATAACCTGATCTTGCTGGCGCGTGATATCAATCAGGAAATACAGCAGGCTCTGTTGAAACATACGCCACAGCCCTTGTTGATGACATTATTGGGTTATGTGGTGAATAAACCTCAGAACGTAATACCGTTAGATCAGGCCATGTATCGGGCAGGGTTAGCCATATCGTTATTTGAGGTCATTCTTGACCAAATCGGCAGGGATTGTTCAGAAGAACTGCGCGATTTGCTGGCGCTGGCCTGTGATTTTAACCAAGACGTCTATTACGCACTGTGTGCGGCTGTTTATGGGGAGGAATAAATTATGAGTCAACGTTCCTCACAACCTAAAAGCCCTATGGGAATCCGACCGATAGACGTTATCCGAACAGTGAAACAATCCGCCATGAATCACTGGCAAAGCTTGTTAACCGTCTGTGGCGTTGATGTTCCGGCAAAGGGGAAGCATGGTGCTTGTCCGATATGCGGCGGTACTGACCGTTTTCATTTTATAGACGACAACCATCATGGCGACTGGCATTGTCGCCAGTGTGATCAACCCAATCACGGTGATGGTCTGGATTTAGTGGCAAGGGCTAAAGGTATCACTATTCTGGCAGCGGCTAAG